AAGGTTTGAAATTGAAAGATGGAATTAATAATTATGGTTTGGAGTTGATTACTAATTATTAATTTTAAATCATAATTTTGTAGAGTTTGAGGGTGGTCCTCGTTAGTATTCATTTAGTAATATTCTTGTTAGTATTCATCCCTGAATACTCAACCACCCTCAAAGTTTTTAGTTGGTATTCATAAAGTAATACTTTCGTTAGTATTCAACCCTTAATACCCAAAGTATTCTGTCAAGTGTTTTTATTTAGTATTCAGTAAGTAATTCTTCTGTTAGAATTCAGACCTTAATACTCATAAAACACTTGACAGGAGCATATAAATGAAGTATAATATAAAATATTAAATCACCTAGTAGTGATTCACAAATAGGGAGAAAACATGACATTAAGAAAATTAAAAGATGATACTACTTTATTTACGGCAGATATTGGTAAAGGAAAATTACACGTTTTTGACAGTAAATTAAATATATTTTATGGCAAGTTGCCTAAAGAAGATCTTCCCAATCTTAAAATTCCTAATATTAAAAGAGGAGACATCTTAGTAATTGAAGATGCTCATTTGCGAGTATCACATAAGTTTACACTGGCTCAACCATATAATTTTTCAGAATTAACACAGTTAAAGAGTAATTGTGATGAGAAGGGAGTTTTGCTTCTTGCATATCCACAACAATCTACACCTAATGCAAGAATGTTTCTCCTAATGAAGACGAAAAATAACAAGAAAAATGATGAAGTAGATACCAGAGCTATTGCTAATGTTCTTATAAACAATAGTAAAGTTTTAGAATCACTTAAAGTTTTTGTTCCAAAAGAACTTGAAGTTTATCGTAAAGAGAATCAACATATTTTTGATTATATTAAACAATCAAATGGAGATTTGAGTCCTGCTAAAACTTCTGGATATGGATTTGCAGTTGGCAATGATTATAGCGACGATGTTAGCAAATGGATTAATAATCATGTTGATAAACTTGCCAGAAAACTTGATTTAAACGAGATACTAACCGTAAAAAAAGTAGATAATACCCTCGATTTGGACAATATTTGGGAAGATAAAACATTAAGAAATAAAATTTTACTTGATATGCTTGGTTTAAAATTTGACACGGATCAAAGTTCTCCCGTGAAAGTTTTAAATGCTAGTCGTATCTACGCTTTTGTTCATTCTATTATAAGACCTGATGGAGGGCTTCGTTTTCGTTTAGATATTGATAAAGTTCCTCACTGGAAATTTATTAAAGCACACTATCTCGGACAGAAACCCTATCATCGTAACCAAGGAGTTGCCGCCTCTAATTATAAACACTATCTGAGAAAATCACTTTCCGAATATAGTAATCCAAATAAGAAACACCCCAACGGATCTGATTTTATGGATAATATGTCTTTCGAAGAAAAAGATAAACTTAATAAGGGTAGAACTAAAATCGATAAGGCTTATCAGGAAGCTTGGAATGTTCTTCGCAAGATGATTGTTGAAGAGGGTATCCGTTAGTATTCAAGACGGAATATTCTCGTTAGTATTCAGTTCGAAATACTCAACCCTCTTCAACAGTCTATAAAGTTTAGTTGGTATTCAACCTGTAATACTCTCGTTAGTATTCAAGCCATAATACCCAAAGTATTCTGTCAAGTGTTTAGTTGGTATTCCGTAAGTAATACTCTTGTTAGTATTCAGCCCTTAATATCCGAAAACACTTGACAGGAGCATAATTCTTTGCTATAATGGAATAATGTTGATCTATATGGAGAAAGATTTGATTGATTATAAATTTAGTGAAGACCGTCTTTTAGACGATCTAAAAGCATATATAGATAGTACCTATGATGCACACTATTCTAAATCCAAGTTTCAAGCTACAGAGTTTATCTTCGACGCCGGCCACGGCATGGGGTTTTGCATCGGCAATGTCTTGAAGTATGCTCAACGTTACGGAAGAAAGGACGGCTATAACAGAAAAGACTTGCAGAAGGTACTACATTATGCTATAATGGCATTACACGTTCATGATATTGAAAGTAAGGAGAGTGATTAAGTGGAAATTACTATTAGTGTTGAAGAATTACGAGAGCGAAAGATTATGGTGTGTACACCCATGTATGGTGGGATGTGCGGAGGGCAATACTCTAAATCATGTACTGATTTAGGTATCTTAGCCACTCAATATCAAGCACCCTTATCTTTCCATTACTTGTTTAACGAATCTCTTATCACAAGGGCCCGTAATTATCTAGCAGACGAATTCATTCGAAGTGATTTTACACATTTAATGTTTATCGATTCTGATATCGGATTTGATCCTAATGATGTTCTAGGTCTAGCAGCTATTGCTGATCCCAACTCGGATAAAGATATCGTATGCGCTCCATATCCTAAGAAGACAATCGCATGGGAGAAAATCAAACGTGCGGTAGATAAGGGGTTCGCAGATGATAATCCAAATAAACTAGAAAAGTATGTCGGCGATTTTGTATTCAATCCAGCACCTGGTACTAAAGAAATCAGAGTAGACGAGCCTTGTGAAGTGTTAGAAGGTGGTACTGGATTTATGATGATTCAACGACATGCATTTGTTAAATATGCTGAAGCTTATCCAGAATTAGCATATACACCAGACCATGTCCGTACAAAACATTTTGATGGCAGTCGTCAAATTCATGCATACTTTGATACTGTTATTGATCCTGAATCTAATCGGTATCTATCAGAAGATTATATGTTCTGTCAATATGCTCGTAAAATTGGCTTGAAGGTATGGATGTGTCCGTGGATGCAGCTAACACATATGGGTTCATATATGTTTAGCGGCTCTTTAGTAGACTTAGCACAAGTGGGTGCAGCCGCGACGGCTGATGCCGAACTATTAGCCAAATATGCAAAGAAGTGAGGAATAAACTATGAAACTATCAGAACAAACTATTGAAGTCCTACAAAACTTTTCTACTATCAATCAATCTCTATTGTTTAAGGAGGGCGATGTTCTACGAACAGTATCGCCACAAAAGACTGTACTAGCCGAAGTCACTGTACCAGATAACTTTGAAACAGAATTTGGTATCTATGATCTCGGCCAGTTCCTTTCAGCTATGACACTAATTGATGATGCTGAATTGAATCTCGGCGAGAATTCTATGGATATTAATAGTGGTAATGGTGAGTCTATTACATATCGATATGCAGATCCTTCTATGATTGTGACACCGCCTGAGAAGGGTATTGCCCTACCGGACGTGGATGCTACATTTTCTATGTCTGATACAACCTTAAAGAACGTTCTACAAGCAGCCCGAGTACTGGGTCTGCCTGAGATTATTGTAGAAGGTGATGGTACTAATATCAGTATTACTGCTGGCGATTCTAAGAATTCTTCGATGAATAATTATAGTCAAAGTATTACTGAGTCGAATTCTATGTTTCGGCACGTTTTTAAGGTTGACAACATGAAGATGATGATGCTACAATACAATGTAGAGATTTCTACTAAGGGCATCTCTAAGTTTTCTACTGAAGATGGAAAAGTTACATATTATATCGCTACAGAATCTAGGAGCTAATGTATGATTGAAGTAAATATTACTCTAACTAGGGATGAGGGGGGTTGGCAGACAGGAGAAATCAGCACACATAAAAAGTTTGAAACTGAAGATGTAAAGGATGTATTGAGTTTTTTGATGAAAGTATTAGATTTCAGTGAATTTAATTTAAGGAGTAAAGTAATAGAAATTGATCATCTTGGTAACGTTACTTCTATTGTACATCGAGGCAAAAACTAAACTTGAAGGATATATATTATGACAGGCGATTTTCTATGGGTAGAAAAGTGGCGACCTCCTACTATAAGTCAATGTGTTCTTCCTGAGCGATTAAAGGTTGAGTTTCAATCATTTATCGATATTGGGAAAATTCCTAATCTACTACTAACGGGTGGCCCTGGCGTAGGTAAAACTACCGTCGCCAGGGCTCTCCTGAAACAATTAGACCTAGACTATATTATCATTAACGGTTCTATGAAAGGCAATATTGATACTCTTCGCACTGAAATCCAACAGTTCGCATCTACTATATCATTCAATGGCAAACGTAAGTATGTCATTCTAGATGAAGCAGATTATCTAAACCCACAATCCACACAACCTGCCCTTCGTAATTTTATGGAAGAGTTCTCTAATAACTGTGGATTTATTCTTACTTGTAACTTCAAAAATCGTATTATCGAACCACTACATTCACGATGTTCGGTAGTCGAGTTTAATATTGATAAAAAGGAAATACAGGAACTATGCGCCCAGTTCTTTAGGCGTGTGGAAAATATATTAAAGATTAATGGTGTTCAGTATGATAAGCAAGTAGTCTCTGAATTAATTATGAAGCATTGTCCTGATTGGCGTCGAATTATTAATGAACTTCAGAGGTATTCAGCTACTG